AAATGTTCGGGTCAGATACCGGGCGAATGTCGTTGTTGGACGCAAAGTCGCGCACCTCAATCTCGGTGCCTGACTGGTTGTCCATCTCCTCCAAGTACCAATGATTGATACGCGAGAGGATCTTCAGTGATTTAGCCTGCGAACGGTGCAGACGTGAGTGAATGCTCGAGAATACCTTTGCGCCTTGCTCGATAAGTGCCTGGGTGGTGCCCACAGGCGTATTAGCGTTTGCGTCGCCAATTTTTTCTTCTGCGGTCGTAACAACGCCTTTAGCGGCATCGGTCAACCAACCCAGAAGCTGGAATAAAACTGACGAAGGAGGATTAAACGGCAACGGCATAGCCAACTTGCGGACGTCGTCCACGCCAGGGGCACCTTCAATTTCAAGAACCTGCGTAGGCTCTATCTTGTCGCTTTGCCCGGAGATTCTTCCTCCTTTGAGGCGAAGCATTGTTTGGCTGTTGTTAATGTGCGCTGCATCAAGTAGGGCACGTAAAGCGCCAGTGAGAGCAGCGCTAAGCCCACCAATGAGGTGAGGTAAACCAATGGCATAAGCGCCGCGCCAAGGAATAAACTTATACTCAACAATCCAATCCAGTTTCGTAAGTTTCTCATCGCCCGACTCCCAATTCCGGTACAGTGCAAGAACCTTGCCTGTGCTCTCATCAATGCTCAGAGTGTATGGTGCGCGTCTTCCTTCGGTCTGCGAGTCTTCCTCTAGCCGCAGGAAACACGTGATCTCATAGATTCGGCGAACGCCGTCGATGTTTGTTTCGGGCTGGCTTATGCCCTCGATCTTGTCGTTTGCTGCCTTGGACCGTGTTTGCTTTTCATCTTCAATCACGGAGACAATCACGTCGCCGATGTCGCGGTAAATTCCCTGCTCAACTCGCTGCTTGTACGTGTCCTCGGTGATGTCCTGAATCTCTGTCGCGCGGGACGCGGTGTAGAAGTTTGTCGCTGCGTAGGGCAGCAGGATGTTATCAATCGGGATCCACTCGCAGGTAGGTCTGCACTGCTCCGTGTCCATGCGCCACTTCAGGTACTGCGATCCACCCAAAGGAATCTGGGTGAACAGCTGCTCCATCTCGTCCCGGTACTCTTCGATCTGCTCGGTCAGCTGCCAGTTCATAAACTGGACCTTGCGGTCCGCGGTCTCTACTCGCTTGCGGTCTGCCTCGCCCTTGATCTCAGACTTGACGATACCTTCTGGTGGCAGCAACTCCCTAGATGTTGACGCGGCAAAGTCGACGCACGCCTCGGCCATGACCGGGTGAACAACTTTCGACGCGCCATCAAACACCGCACCTCCAGGTGCGTCCTTGCCAAGCCCTGTCCTGCGAAGGCCGTCCTCGTACTGCTTGTCCCGCTCCTTGCGAGCCTCACGGTCAATCTCAACGTACTCCAAGAACTCGTCGGAGAGACTGTTCAGGATGTCTTCATCAAACTCTTCAGCCAAGTTGGCATAGAAGTCGGGGTTTTTGAGCGGGCTCTCTTTGGGTGCGTAGTTGATGACTACAGATCCATCCTCAAGCTCAATTACCTCTTCATCGGCCTCACCCGGATCCAGATCAAGCTGCTCTTCAAGCTTCTCAATCTCATCCTCTTGCATCATCATCGTGTCAAACTCTTCCTCACGCTTGAGGTCGAGCGAGCCCATGTTTGCGCCTTGCTGGATAGGTAACTTCGGTGCTTGTGCCATGTGTTATTCAGTGCCTCTAAATGCGTCTATGCCCGCGGCCCCTAGGCCGAGAGCGGTGCCCGCCGCCTGAGTTAACGGCGTGGGTATCATTTGCAGCGCGTTACCCGCGGTCTCAACTCCAGACAAAACCGCGCCAGGCATGTCGCCCTTTTTGAATCTGCGGTATGTCTCAGATGCCGACAAGGGTACAGAAGCCGCGCCCATCACTCCAACCGCTGGACGGAAAAGTTTCTTTTTCATCGCGGCTAGAGCGGCGCCCGCGTTGGTGCCGTGTAGCGCTGCCTCTCCAGTTCGTCCCTGTTGTGCCGCCTCTTGTGCTGCCGTACCAGAGCTATACGCCGAGTATGGCTGCGTGAATCTCATGCCTTTGAAAATCTTATCTTCCATGCGGGCCGCACGCTCTGCTGCCTGCTGTGCCTTTTTGCGGTCCATAGCTCGGGTGTCTTCTTGCGCGGAGTAGTAGGGATCATATCCTGCCACTACCATCTCTGCCTGCATGTCCAAGGGCGAACCGCCGCCTTTGAAGTTTTGAACAATGAACGGCTGTCCATTCTCGTCGTAGCTGATCTGCACCGAGCGTTCTGTAATCTCTGGTGCCTTCTCAATTTTCTCTGTGCGAACCAAGCGCGCGGGGGTCTCACCCTTTGCAATACTTAGCTCTGCCTTCAAACGCTCTGGATAATCTGCCGAGCGGTGCTTGATGAACGACTCGGGGATTCCCTCTTCCCTTGCGCTGCGAACCCAATTCTGCATTCCAGTGCGCGAACCTGGTCGCTCTGTCACGATAGCAGGCCCCTTTTCGCCATATTGGTGGCGCAGTACGTTGTAGTCTGCGATCAAGGCGTTTGTTTCATCAAAATCTGGGAAACGTTTGTTCTTGTCAAAAAAGTTCTGCTTCAGCTCATCAATGACTGGGTTTTTGCCGGATGTAAGTGCGTAATTCTCAATTGCGCTGGACATGCGACCAAAATAGTCAGCGCTTGGTGTGATCGACTCTGCCAGGTTGGGGTCCGCCTCACCAGTGATTATTGAGCGCTCGATGCCCTTGCGAATGTTAGGGTCGTCAATGTCAACGCTTTCCAAAGGAGTCCATGAACCCTTTGGCAGACGTCCAAACTGTGCCTTGTATATAAAAGGATCTGGCGACGTGCTGGGGTTGAAGTTTTTGGTGATGCTCGTGCCGGCTTTTGTTACCGGAGACGATGCGACGTAGTTTGGATCCGAGGCAAGAGTGTAGTTTGCCCTGGCCTGCGTGATGGGGTCGCTCTTGATCGGCGAGCGCACTTGCTGCGACTCCCACACCGCGCGGCGCAGGTCGTCCATCTCCTGGGGGCTCGGGTTCTTGCCGTAGATACGCCGGTAATCTTTGACAGCTTTGGCTGCGCTCCTAACAACGTCGACCGCAACCTTTTTCTTTGGCGTGCTACCCTCTGCCATCTGCACAGGTAGTCCGGCCATCTCCATCATCATCTGCCTTGGTGTTTTTATGGGGTTCATTGGGTCAATTTTTTGTGTAGAGTAGGCATCCTAGCCCAACTTATGCACAATATTTTCCCTGTCAGCCCTACTGCGCGTACGGGTTGACTCTGGAGCGCTTGTCGTCCGCGTAGCTGTAGTCCCTAGCCGGCAGAGGGTCCAGCTGCAGCCACCCAGAATCTCTCAGCACCCGGAGCGCCTGGGACAGGCTGTCCACATAGTCATCGTGACCGCCAGACTCGGGAAATGAACACACTTGGCGCAAAAAGCGCTTAGCCCACTCAGCAAACTCGCCGGGTTTTTGAGGATCCTCTGGGATGTAGACCTTACCCTTGGCAATGAGCGGCGCCACGATGTTCATCCGCTGCACCTTATCTGCTCTTCCAGGGTTGTAAGCCCTTACCGGCAAACCGGCACCCTGCAGCTCCTGAACTAGCGAGATACCGGCCGACTTGTCCTCCATCAGAATCAAATCTGCCTTCCTGCCCTTGGCAAAAGTCTGATCCGCCCCGTAGACTACTTCTTTAAAATCCGAGATTACCTTCTTACGAAGCTCCGGGTATGAAAGGTGGGAGTCCCAGGCGTCTAAGAGCATTACGCAGGTCCCGGCGTCCTGTTTATCGAATATGCCCCAAACCTCGCAGGCCGTTGGGTCGTTGTGTGTCTTCTCGCTAGTGGCTGGGTCATATGACACAATGACGTATTCCAGGGTTGGCGTCTCCTGGCTTGCCGGCCACATCCTGAACCACTTGCGCTTTACAATACCGGCATCCTCCGGGTTCAGGATCTCACCGTAAATCTCCTGTTTGCCTAGATCCGTACCCTCATACGTCTCGAGCTGCTTGAAAAACGTTGCCGACAGGTTCTCTTTGTTGTCATACGAGCTGGCATTGACCACATAAACCTCGCCGCCAACCTTGCCCTCGTTCAAATCGACGATCAACTCCTTTGGCTTGGGTGTCGTCGTAATGATCTGTTGGACTCGGGCCAATCCGGGGTGGCGAAGACGCATCGTAAACTGAACCTGGTCATAGGCGTCATCAATGTACTCAAAAGCACACAGCTCGTCGAACCACCCGCCATGGAACTGTTTACCCCGGTACCGCTCCGGCTCAGATCCGGGTATCCCCTGGATGATTGACCCGTTGGTAAGCGTTATCTCGAAGAGCGATTTGTTGTAATCTTGGATAATTGACGTAGGTATGATGTTGAGAAGGCCAGAGTCTCCCTCAAAACACGTCGCTCGGATGTCGTTAGAGGTTGGCGCCGTGACCAACCAACGGGTTTCTGGAAATTTCCATGCGCGTATGCCAATCCAATGGCTGGCGGTGTGAGTCTTCCCCGATCCACGACCGGCCAGCATGAGAAAGGTGTCGTACTCGCCATCATCAGGCTCTCGTTGGTGGGGCAAGGCCTCAATTTCCCACTTAACCTGCCATAATGCGGCGTCAAGCTGGGCTTTTGGCCAGTGTTTGTTGTTTTTTGCGAAATTTGCAAGGATTTTCTCCTGTTCTACTGTCAGCATACCGCGATAAACCCTTCTCCGGCTAGGAATGGCTGGTCACAGACCACATGGACGCAGCTTGTGACTGGCGCCTTCTCGATTTTTGTCAAATAACGTCTTGCCTTGGCTGGTTTTTTCATAAACTCCAGGGTGTACCCGCCCCTATCGCTTCGGGTGCTCAGCTTTGTCTTGTATCCCAGAGACTCCACAAGCCCCTGCACTCTGCGAATGTAGGTCCACGACTGGCTTGACATGCAAGCTTTCTCTTTGCCCAGGCCTTTTCCGTCCAAAATACCATCAAGCAGCTCCGTCCTTTGCTCCATCGATGCATTCATGTAGGCCAAGGGTATGATGTCCGGCGCCCCAGACCCCACCACCGAAAAGCTCGCCGCCATGGACGGCCGAAACTCCATCATCGTCTGTCCGTTCTTGTGCTTCCTTGTCGCAATCGCATGCCCGGACGTTCTCATCTTGGCCCTGATTCTCTCAAGGTCGTGCTTTTTCCTCAACCAATGGCGGCCTGTAGGACCTAGAGTAGCCAGAAAGACACCAAGCACGTAAGGAGGGACAGGCAGATCGACCGGCGCAAAGCGGACAGGTTCCGATGCAGCCACCGCAAACCTTTTGCGGCCAGACTCATCAACCAGCCCCTGGTCCAGAATGTCCCGAACCTTGCCCTCCCAGATTGCGCTGGTAAACTCCCTCGGCTTTCTGTCCGTCTTCCGGTTTAGCCACCTGCAGAAGTGCTCTCTCCAATTCTTGGTCTGGCATGGAAACCCAAGCTGCCTGTCCCCGACAAGGGTCAAACCATCATCAAAGTGCACCTCGTAGCACTCCGAGGGGATCCACTTCTGCACCGTCAACACTGGCTGAGGTTCGCCTTTCTGGTTGAAGACCACGTCTTTGGTGTTCAGCTCGTGGGCCCTCTTCCAACCATCAGCTGTCGGTACTGGGGTTGTCGACTCTATGGCCACGCGCCTTCCTCTTTCTCATCTTGTCTCCGACTAAGGCCTTTCGACTTGCTCCTGGAGATAGCCAGATCTCCTTGAAGTATCCGTCGGACTTCACCTTGTTGGTGTATGCAAAAAAGACAAACCCGTCCTCCCGCTCATCGCCGCGGTGGAACCTGTGCCCAGTGGTTGGATTAGATCGCATCATCTCTATACCACTTATGCAAACAAGTGGCCGACTCGAACCCGGCAAAATTTGCCGGTTTGCCAACTTGCCGCCAGTTTGCCAGGCTGATTCCAGGTCTAATCTTGCGCGGGGGTTGCGGGGGTTGCGGGGGTCTAAGTGAGGTTAGTACTTACTTTTCTTTTTTCCTTTTTTCAAAAAAAAGTAAATAAGTTGATATAGACCCCCGCGACCCCCGCGACCCCCGCGCAAAACGCACCAAAGCGGTGCAATATGCACATAGACGCATATTGTCAGACTTCATGATGAATCATTGAAGCTTCTTGAGGTGCGGCAAAATTTGCCGGTCGCCGTCCCGATTCGTCTCTATACCTTCGTGTTATATCGCAAAAAAATAAAAAATTTGACAAACTGGCGGTCTGTGCTGGGGCCACCGGGGCCGGGTGCCGGTACCTTGAAAGGGATGGTGCGATGCACAAAAAGGCCCCTCGCCACTGTTGCAGTGCAGCAAGTTAGTAAGTACTCACTTTAATGTTGCGCCGCACAATGTTAGTGAGCGTTAACTGGGGCTGGTGCAGTGCAGCATGTTAGCAAAGTGAGTACTCACTGGGGGTGGTGCAGTGCAACATGATAGTGAGCGCTCACTGGGGGTGGTGCAGTGCAGCAATATGTTGCGCCGCCACATAGGCCAAGCAAGAATCGTGCCAATGGTGCAATGCAGCAGGCCGGCCACATAGGCATGAAATTTGCTAGGGCAAGAATCGTGCCAATGGTGCAGCGCGGCAAACGTTCCATAATGCGGGATTGTCAAAACGGCGCATAACCGGATATCCACAGGCCCGGAATAGTAAGATAAGGGAAATTGCGGGAACGGCACAGCGGGGTCATGCGCGTGCGAGAATGCCATAGAGGGATAGCGTCATTTTCCCACCATATCGCCCAGACACGTTGCCGTTTCACGATATGAAATGTCCACTAATAACCAGTACAGTACTAACCATAAAATGGAGGTTTTACTATGCCGCACAAAACGTTATTAACCGTTGACGCTAACGCGAAAACGGTAAAAGGTCAGAAATACGGATTCATGACGGGCATTCTATATATGGCACCGGCCGATCTATCCGGCGTCAATCTATGCCCCATGGCTGAAATGGCTGGCTGTAAGGCCGCATGCCTGAACAGCGCCGGTCGCGGCGCCATGTCGAACGTTCAGCGCGCCAGATTGTCGAAGGCCCGGTTTTTCAATACTCAGCGCGAAGCTTTCATGGCCGTCTTAGTGGCCGATGTCGCACGTTTAGCGCGTAGTGCTAAGCGCAAGGGTATGACACCGCTGGTCCGGTTAAATGGGACGACAGATATCCGCTGGGAAACAATCCCGACGGATAACGGCCAGACAATTTTCGACCGGTTCCCGGACGTGCAATTTTACGATTATACGAAAATCGCTAATCGTCGCGACATACCGGCGAATTACGATCTTACCTTCTCATGGTCCGGCGTCGGCGCTTTTCCCCAATATGCAAAGCGCGCAATTGAGACTGGAATGCGGGTGGCCGTAGTTTTTCGCGATAGAGGGACGATCCCAGCGTCATTTCTGGGAATGCGGACCGTTGACGGCGATGACAGCGACATTCGTCACTTGGACCCGAAAGGCGTCATTGTAGCGCTTTACGCTAAAGGCAAGGCGAAGCGCGATCAGTCTGGATTTGTCATTGATCGCGTGATCCCAATCAAGCTAGCGGCATAGGAAAGAGTATAGCGGCGAGCCCCTAGGGGCTCTCCAGTGTACTTTTCACAATATGAAATGTCCACTTTTAACCAGTACATTACTAACCATAAAACGGAGAGTTTACCATGCCATATGTCACATGCACCTGGGCGGATATTGAACCGGATTTAACAGCGGAAAACGCTAAAAAATACGCAAGGGAGACGGACCGGCTAGTATTTTGCGCCGATCTTACCGGGCTCAGCGTCGATTCCCGGCTATTAGATCGATTCGAGAGTCGATTGTATGCTCTGGCTCAGGATTTAGGCTATATAACCCAATCTGGGGAAATGAGAGTATAGCGGCGAGCCCCTAGGGGCTCTCCAGTGTACTTTTCACAATATGAAATGTCCACTTTTAACCAGTACATTACTAACCATAAAACGGAGAGTTTACTATGCAAAAAACTTGGAAAATATGCTGTCGCTGTGGTGGCGAAGGCAACCATTCTCACGCTATCGGCGCAATAACCGGCGCAGATCGATCAGACTGGTCTGATCAAGAATTTTCCGATTATATGTTGGGAGCTTATTCTGAGACATGCGAAGTATGCGAAGGCACTGGTAAAGTCTTAGCAGAAAATCAAGCCTAACTGACGAGCCCTAAATGGGCGAAACTGTCGAGAGACAGTCTTGGGCAAGTTAACTAAGAAAGGCACCATACAATGAAAATAAAAACAAAAAACTTTACCATTTACACACCTGAAAATATGAGTCGATTTGGTAGCTTTGAAATTAGCGAAAATGTCGATTGGGGCTATTCAGGCGGCCTAGTATTTAGCGGGAAAACATTGGTAGATTACGACGGGGTTTATTTTTTCCCGAAAGAAATCGCCGATGGATTAAAAAGAGAAGGCTATACAATCGAAAAAAGCATTCAGCCAGTTTAGTCTAACTGATGAGCCCTAAGTGGGCGAAACTGTCGAGAGACAGTCTTAGACATAACCAGAGGATAAAAAAATGCAACAAAATCAACCCCAATGGTCCGCCATTCTGGCAGACGCAATCAATAAACCCGGCGTGTTATCCAGCGCTTACAGTGCGTTCCACAATTTTAGCATCGGAAACCAGATGCTAGCATGGTCCCAAATGACAGCTCGCGATATTCCAATCGGTCCCGTCGCGACGTTTAATGATTGGCAGGCACTTGGCCGGCAAGTGCGTCGCGGCGAGAAGGCAATCGAGCTTGTCATGCCCATTACGATCAATCGTAAAGATCAGGACGGCGAAAAGACTGGCGAATCGTTTACCATGTTCGCAATGAAACCCCGCTGGTTCGCGCTGTCCCAAACGGACGGCGAAGATTACGCGCAAGAAGCCAAGACCCCAGCATGGGACGCGGCAAAAGCCATGGCGGCGCTGGAAATCGAAGAAATTTCGTATGCAATGACAGACGGCAATTGTCAAGGATATGCGACAGGATCCAAGATCGCGATTAACCCGGTTGCCGCACTACCGCACAAAACTAGGTTTCATGAGATTGCACATGTAGTGCTTGGACACACAAAAGAGCACACCATGCAAGATGATGAATTAACCCCACGCGACGTCCGCGAAGTTGAAGCTGAGAGCGTCGCGTATTTGTGCATTTCCATTCTGGGTCTACCCGGTCAAGAGGAATCGCGCGGGTATATTCAGCACTGGTTAGGCAGTGATAAGATCGAGGACAAATCGGCGCAGAAGATTTTCTCAGCGGCGAATAAAATCCTCAAAGCCGGTGAGTGAGAATCTAGCGGCGAGCCCTTAGGGGCTCTCCAGTATGTTTTCACCATGTGAAATGTCCAGAAATAACCAGAGTATTACCAACCACAGGAAATCACCATGACTTACGAAGAGATCAAAGCAGAGCAGGCCCGCATCGCGGCAGAGTTTAACGCGCGCAAGGCACGCAACGCCGCCGCACGCGCAGAGCGCGAGGCTAACACAAAGCCCACACCATGGGTAGTGATCGGTGCCATCGCGCCCATGTCCGACTACCACGAGAGCGTATCTCGCGGATGGTCAACAGACTGAGAGTCTAGCGAGCAGGGTGAGCCCTGCTCAGTACACTTTCACAACCATAGGAGAATAACCATGTTTACATTTACAGTGTTTTGTGGGGACAACATAAACGTAGGAGGAACCACTTGGATCGCCCCGGTTCAGGCAGACTCGTTTCTTGAGGCTTGCGATGTGGCTAAAATAAAATGCGCCGCAGATTGGGGTTTTGACAGTGCCGATGATGTCCGCGTGATCGGCGTAGTAGAGGGTGATATCAAAGTCATCCATTGGGAAGACTGAGCACATCTGACGATGGGGTGAGTCCCCGAAACCCGCGCGAGCGGGTCATGTGCATAACATTATAGGAAAAATAAATGACAAACGCAACAGTAATCAAAACAGAAATTTATCTTCAACCGGAACGCTATAACCACAACCTACGCGCCACAATTTCCGGAGCGTGGATTTGTGATTCAGACAAAGGTTGTTTTGCAATTTGCTCAGATTATGAGGCTAAAACTTCAGAAGAAGCTCTTGCGATTCTGAATAGTCGTGGTGAAAAACAATATGTTTCAATTAACGCGCAATAACCAAAGGAGCATAACCATGAAAATCGACACACTAGAAAACCTTGACATCGTATGGGCCGCGCTCGAAGCGTACCGCGCCTATCTAATACCGGAAGGCGACGAAATGTACGACAAGATTTGGAACGAGGTCTGCACCGCGATGCACCACATCGCCGAAGATCTTAGATGCCCGGAGTTTATCGAGGAGCCTGATCACCAAAAGGACTGTCCCGCAATAGACGGATTTGGGTGTAGGTGCGGGGAGTAAGTAAAACGTAAACAACAAAGGAGCACAACCATGAGCACACTACGCGTCACAGTCGTATTTGAATTCCACGACGTCGAGCCCGGCACCGAGCGCGACGAGAGCATCGTAATGTCGATCACCGAGGCCTGCGAGACCATGCAGACCGGGTTCGACGCCAACGCGTGCTGGGTAGACGACGCCAAATTCATCACAGAAGAGCGATTACTGGATAGATTTTTCCCAAGCCTGAAAGATTTTCCAACCATCAGAGGAGCACAACCATGATGAGCAACGTAGAGCGGTTCCAGTACGTTAACTGGGCACTAGACAACTTCCCCGAGTTTGTGACAAGCCCGGACCAGTACCGGG